GAAGGTAACTCTGACGGGATAGTGTTGATGACACTAAACGAGTTCGCAGAACTGATAGCCCTTATACGGTAAGGGTTTAACCGAATCAACTACAATAAAGGGAGAACAAAATGGATGCACTATCACGGCTATTTGCCGTACTCACGGTAAGTTTCACAGTTGGGGGTGTCACAAGCCTCGCCGAAGCACCCCCTGTGGTGAACACAGCACCGACGGTTATCGTCGCACAGAACGCAACACAACGCGTCTGGCGTGACTCTGAAGCTGTACCCAAACCTAAAGCCCTATGCCCCCAATGGTGGGATACAGCCATCAAAGCCGGTTGGACCATCGAGCAGCTACCCACCCTTGACAGCATCCTGCACCGCGAATCACGATGCCTAAACCATGCGCACAACACCACTTTGAACGCCGACAAATCAACCGACATCGGCTTAACCCAAATCAATGACCGATCCTGGTGCCTGCCTACACGCTGGTATCCGAACGGATACTTGCAAACATTAGGCAAAATCAACTACTGTAAAGACCTATTCGATCCTTACCTGAACCTTGTCGCGGCTAAAGCCCTCTATGACTACGCCGAAAAAACCAACGGAAACGGGTTCACCCCCTGGGGAAAGTGACGCTATGGGAGAACTATTAACCTCATTCAAACTCCACGACAAAGACAACCGGTGGATGGACCACGCAAAATGCCACATGGAAGACGGCATCACATGGTTCCCAGAACAAGGCCAACGGCACTTAACATTGGAAGCCAAAAAGTTTTGTTCCGATTGCCCCGTCAAACAACGCTGCCTCGATTGGGCGTTAAACAACGAAGTCATGTACGGCGTGTGGGGTGGCCGATCACCTAAAGAACGCGAAAGAACCTTGTACGCCCGCAAATATAAGGCTAAGATGGAATCATGACAGATACATTGGCAGCAGAAATGGCGATGTGGGATGCCCGATGCAACGACCTGCAAAACAGTTTAGATCGTGTACGTGAAGAACGCGACGAACTAAAACAACAAAACGAACAACTAGTAAAAGACTTGAACATAACAATTCAGGCATCCATTGATCTCAACAGAGAACTATCAACCTACAAACAGATGGTTGAACGGATGAGAATAGCTATGGCCCAGGGTGCAGAACTCTGATCCAAATAATTAACCCACTAAAAAACTATCTTAAAGGCGGAACATTTATGTCAGCATCATTCTACAAACTTAAAGACGACTCATGGGGTGTGCGCATCAAAGAGTTCGCAGGCGAACCAAACATGGAAGTCGAAGTCACAACGAAAGCCGGTGACACAAAGACTGTGATCCTCGGCAAACGTGTCGCCAAGTTTGATGACGCAGAACTATGGTCACTTACACCGGCAGGCACCGTGAACGTCAGCAAAACAAAACCGGCACCAAAACCAGCAGCAGCACCGGTGAACCTGGCTGACGAAGAACCGTTCTAACTTGCGATGAAGGGGATCAAACACGAATGGCTTTGCCCTACATGCGGCAACACAGTCACCACCTACATAAAACTGTCTGAACCACCGACCTGCGCAAACAACCACCAAACACAAACCATGACCACCAAAGGCAAAACCAAATGACATTCGACGAATGGATACAACACGGATACAAACAAGGATGGTGCGGCCCACCGGTCTGCGAAATACACGACGCACTACCAACAACAATCTTCGAAGACGAAGAACTATTCAACGGCAACGATCCATGTATTCACATCGTCAGACTCTACGAAGACCCTGAAATGAAACAAGCAGTTGAAGCAAACCACACGCCGTCAACATGGCGAGCAAACAACCTGGGATGGGAACAATGAACACCGCTACCGAAGCCCGCGACAAAGCAATCACACAAGTCGCCACCAACACCAACCCAACTTGGGCAGCACAAACAATGCTCATCATCAAACAAATCGCCACCAACACCTTCGACTTCACAACCGACGACATTTGGCAACAACTATCCGAAACGTCGCTACCAACACCACACGAACCACGCGCACTTGGCGCGTTAATGATCGCCGCACACCGCGCCGGCCTCATCACACCTACTGACCGCTACCGACAATCGAAAAGACCGGAGTGCCACGCAAGGCCGATCCGAGTTTGGCAAGCAACGTGAACGATCAACCGTCATTGTTCGACGACATTAAAGAACCGTTGCGCAACGACGACACACCGCTCGCCGCATACACCGATCTACAGCTCGCAACGATCATTGAAACGTGGCAAAAAAAATATAAAAAATAGTTTGACATCGCTCGCCGGCTGCCCTACACTCTAAATATCCCTACCTGATAGGGCTACTAGATGGGAGTCTAGACATGGATACAACTAAACAAGAATACCAAATAACTAACAACTGTACCTGTACCGGCGAAAACGGCGAATACATAGACGATTGCTACGGTTGCTGGTACGAGGTACTCGCAGACTTTGACGAAAACACAAAACACCTACTAGATATCACTAACGGAGACTTCTTTATCGACGGCCTACCGTTATGGAATTACAACGTGTCCGGAAACTTTACGGTCAAAACCACCGAAGAATTATTGCGAGCCATAACTATTCGCGGCGATTGGAGTTTGCGTTATTCGGTAGATAGCGACACACTTTATTGCTGCCTATCACACCACGACGTACCTACCGGCAGATCATTTACTGTAAAACCGGTATATATTCCAGAATGGGAAATAGCGTAATGATTATCGAACGCAACCGCGAAGCTGGCTGGTCTATAGCGGCCACCGATAACACCGGCCACCTAATACAACGCCAATACTATGGCTACTGCCGGCGTGAGGCGATCCGCCAATTCAACCGCGAGATTAAACAACTAAACAAGGGAGACAACTAATGCGAGTTAAATATCTAATCGAACAACTTAAAGAATACGATCCCGACGACGAGATCATCGTCGCGTATTGGGATCGCGACCACGTTGCGATGAACCTTAACCGCGACATTAACGACGGCCAATGGGCAGAGATCGCCGCCGCTACGACAAAGGCATTAGATAATCTCGATTGGTGGGGCGATATTCGTTGGGTAGCTATTGAGACATTAGATACGGAGACAAACAATGACAACGCTTAGACACGTGAACGAATACCTTGCGGCCATACCGCAAGACACAATGAACGACTACTACCCGCCCGCACTATGGATCGACACCGATACCGGCACGTATGGCGACGCTAAACGGCTAGTCATCATCGACGTATCCCAATGGGGCGACGACGAGATAGGCGTATGGGAAACAATGACCGACAGCGAACGCAACGGCTACGGTATCAATTATGCGGAGTGGTCTCACAGCTACGGCACAACCCCTGATCTTGCGCAAGCATTAACGCCGTCAGAATATATGCGGGAGATAGGCCGATGAGTAAAAACCACTACTTCATTGTCTCTTACGATACCGATACCGGCGAATGGGATATCGACACCGACGCAGAAACCAAGTTCTTAAACAACGAAACCGTTTACGACACCGAAACCGGCCAATGGGAAACAGCTTATTTAGGCGACGGTAAATACAATGACAATGACGACGACATCGCCGGCAAACTATATATGGCACTAAAACAACTAAACAAAGGAGACAACCAATGAGTAGAACACAGACAGAATATCTATATACAGTAAAGTTCACCGGAGACCACTTCACATTAACTACTTGTGTTCAAGCACCAGACGAAGAACACGCCGAACAATACGCACAACAACAGCTACTAAACCATCACGGTATCGACACCGAAAAGATAGGTGTTTGGGATATCACCACCGAAGAAGACGGAGAGTTTCTGTAATGATCCGCACTAACACTACCGACGCGTTCACAACAACGTGCCTGATCCTATTTGTGATCGCATTGTTCACCGGCAACGACAGCACCGGCCTCGACTGGCTGATCCGCGCCGTGTGCGTGTATCCGTTCACACACCTAGCTTGGCGAGCACACCGCCACCAACAGCAACAATAGCCACCAACGCCACCAACACCGCCGGCTGCCACACTCGCACAAAACTTTGCGCTAGTTGGTGGCCGGCGTGATCTCAAAAAAACTTGCCGCAAAACCTTTACACAAAACCGGCAAACACTCCTCGATCTATGCATGGCCTACCTAGTAGAAATAAACACCGCCGCCGGCCTCGTGATCTTTGGCAGCTTCGCAACACTCGACGACGCTAAACAATACGCCGCCGGACTCGGCGTAATCCGGCCACTATTCCCGCCGGCAATACCAACTGCCGAACTAGTCGCCTTTACTCTAAAAGAATTACAGACAAAACTTGACACACTCTAATTTTTGCCCTATAGTCTCTAATAGGCCATTAAACCAATGGCCGCCACGCTTGGGAGAGCGTTAAATATATGAACACAGCAACCACGAACACGGCTCTAGATTATTGCCGGTCTATTCAATGCGAACTAGACGCACTTGAAAACTTACTCGACTGCGAAGCCGTCAGAACTGACGACGACGACGAACGACTAGCCGAAGCCTACGCCGAATTAGAGTTTGAGAACACCGGCGAACCATACGAAGCAATAACGCAATGGATCAACGAAACTATTCTTGAGTTCAAAATCTTGCGCACAGATAACCGAGAACAAACCCGCATAGAAATGCTAAGAACTTGCGGCGGCCCTCATTGCGAGATCACACGAGACAGCAACGACGGCCAAGTCATAGCCATCACAACCTACGACGGCAGAGATCAGGCCACAACCCGCAACACCTACCCAAACTTATCTGCCTACCTCGACGAGATAGCACAATGAACGAGATCACCGGCGCACTACTCAGCGCAGCACTATGTCTCGCAGCAATGACTATCCCGCTATATATCTCGGCCAGCCGAGAGCAACGCAGCCGCAACAACCACCCAACAAACAAACACAACCAAAAAGGATAAACCAATGCCCAAAACATATAACCTTTACGACGAGATAACCGGCCTAATCGACTACCTAAACGAACCAGATCAATGGTCAACCGACGAAGCTAAACAATGGGCTGATCGTTGCCTCGTATGGATACGCCAACAGATAAAACTAAACGAAACAACACTACAAAACACCAACCACACAGAAACGGAAAACAACCAATGAACACCAAAACAACCACACACACAACCAGCACCGGCCTAAACGATCTAACCAAAATCGTCGAAGCCGTAGCACTACACGCAAGCACAGACCGGACAAGATACTGTCTCACCGGTATCTATATCACCGCCGAAACAATCACAGCAACAGACAGCTACACACTCGCACAATGGACACCGGCCGAACCGATCACCACCGGCCAGCCGGCACTCATCGACGCCAGAGAACTAACCACAGCACTAAAAAACCTGAACAAAGCCGCCGGAAAAGCAACCACCACAGCCACACTCACCAGCGACGGCCACTATTGGCAACTAACAGCCACAAGCGGCCAAACCACGATCGGCAGCTACAACGGCCAAACAATAAACGCCGAACACCCCAACACAAAACAACTACTACAAACAACAACACCCGCCACAACACCCCACGAGCCAACCGGATTTAATGCCGACTACCTCGAACGCATAACCAAAGCACACAAAAAACTAACCAAAGACACGCCGCTAATCATGGCCACATGGCAAGCACCCACCAAACCAGTCATCTACACAACCACCACCGAACAAGGCCAGCTACTCACACTAATAATGCCCCAACGCATAAACCCATAACCCCCAGCGCACACAGCGCACCAAAGGCCACCGGCAAACCCCACGCCGGTGGCCTTTGCCATATCTGCCGGCAGCCGTCAACAACCGCACACCATAGGCGACGAACCGCCGGAACTACCCGCAAAGCGTGAACGATCCTCGAATAGCGGCCAGCCTTGCCTATTGCGCACCCGTTCACCGGTATCTATCGCCGGCAAAGCAAAAGCACCGGATCGAGTCGCACCAATAACGCCACCGACAACACCACAAACCCCACAAACACCCCACCCGCACACCGGCGGTATGCCGAAGCTACGGGCTCCCTAGGTATTTATAAGGGTGTGTTTCTGTGTGTGGTTTTGTGTTCACTTTGGGTGGTGGGCGGGAATGTTTTGCTAGAGAAAAAAACGGCAAAAAAAGAGGCATGTCGACAAAGGGTGCTGGTTGGTGCTGCGAGCAAGCGAGCGTATGCGAGTGCGCTAGGTCAAACGTATGTGCGACAGGTACTTCCCCCCACGTTTTACTCTTTGTGAGAGTTGGTAGCCGTTAGCCATTGTTTTAGCCGACACCATGTTTAACTAGTTGACGTTAGTTACGCTGCTTGATCCCGTGACAGGATCATCTACCCCAGTTCCCTGGTGTTAATGCCCCGCACCTTGCAATAGGTGTACAGCCGTGAGTTGCGGTTATGATCGTAGCAGATGGTTTTGTTCGTTGCTACTGTTTAAGAAAATTATGTTGGCGGGTAGGGAGTCCGGAACTTTCCTTCAACCACGGTAGGGATGCTCAACGGTACCCGCCAACGTCTGTTAGTGTATCATGTTGTTATGGCTGCACGCAAACCTAAAGGTAATAATCGACCTAAATCTAAAGACCAGCAAATTGATAGTGGTGGCGGGAATCCGTTGCCAGGGTTTGTGGCGAGCGGTAAAAAAATTGTTACTCGACCTGTGCGGGCTACTGCCACAAAAATTGGTGAATATGTTGCACCGATACCAAAAGGGCCGTCAATGCCTCGTACTGGTGATTCTTTGAAATCTTTGAAAGGTAGTGAAGTGTTCACTCCTGGTGGTAGTTATCCGGGGTCACAAGTGTTTGTTCGTAAACCTGCTTTAACAGAGAATCAGATTCAAGGTATTATTCAGGGGCAAACAACTAGAGCAGTAAACCAGTATGTGCGTGATGTGAAAATTGGTGCTAAAGGTGCTGTTTATGGTGGTGTTGCTGGTGTTGCTACAACTATTGGTGTTCAACAAGGTGGCCGTGAAATTGTTGAAGGGTTAACGAACGTAGTTAACCAGATTCGAAAATCTGATAAATTACCTAAATCGAAAACACCCAAGCGACGCTGATGGTTGCTGGCCGTTCGGGGCGGCGACAGGTACCGCCACAAGATGTGGCACGATACTGGCAGGCACGAGCCTCAGGTATGTCTATCAAGGAAGCAGCGAAGATAGCTGCGGTGCATTACAACACGGCACAAAAATGGGATGCTAAACGGCGTGTAGCACAAGCCGACCTTGAGTTGGCACGTATCGACAAAGGGAAAGTACGTAAACAAGAAGGCGGTGTGCAGGCCGATCAATGGAAACAGGTTATGGATGTTGCCGATCTGCCACCGGTTATTCCGCATGACCGGTTATGTCCTGAAGCGCAACAAGCTTTAGTTGATTTTGACTATTTTCGTAGACGCTATCTGGGTCGTGTACCTAGCCCGTGGCAGGTTGATGCTGCGTACAAGATTGTGGCATGGTTGGAGTCACCGGAGAAAGAGTTTGTTTGTTTGAACGTGCCGCCTGGTGCAGGTAAGTCGACGTTGTTTCATGATGTTGCGGTGTGGATGATTGTTCGTAACCGTAAGATTCGTGTGTTGATCGGTTCGGTTACACAGACGTTGGCAAAACAGTATTCGCGTCGTATCCGAGAAACCCTAGAGCGCCCGTTTCCGTTGGAACCTGATGCGATACTTGTGGAGAAAGGGTTGGCTTTGAACGCTGAAGCTTGCCTATCTATTGACTACGGCAGGTTTAAGCCGCAGTCGTCTGGTGCTTTGTGGCGGGCAGAAGAATTTGTGGTTGAACAAGAATCGTTGGGCGGTCTAGATAACAAAGAGCCGACAGTTTCGGCGTACGGTATCGACTCAGAGTTCATCGGACATCGCGCCGACCTATGTTTGTTTGACGACGTTGCATCCTCAGAGAACTCTAAGGAATCAGTTGCGCGAGACAAACTGTTGGAACGGTGGGATACGATGGCCGAAGCACGATGCGACCCAGGTGGCCTGCTGGCCGTAATAGGGCAACGTTTGGGTTCCGGTGATCTGTACGCACATTGTCTCTCTAAAATCACTTACGAAGATTTCGAGGACAACTACGACGGTTCCGATGTCACCGACCAAACCACTAGTGTCGAGCCTGAAAAAAAATCCAAATATCATCATCTTGTCTACAAGGCATACTACGACGAGCTAGACACCGGTAAGGAATCTAAACGGGTGAACGCACCAGCATGGCCTGACGGCCCTCTGTTGGACCCGTACCGTTTGTCATGGAAAGATTTATCGTACATCCGATATAGCACCCCACAAAAATTTGATGTCGTCTATCAGCAACAAGATTTGGCGCAAGGCACATATCTGATTGAACGGGTGTGGGCTACCGGTGGCATGGGGCCTGACGGTGTGGTGTACCCAGGGTGTATAGATCAGGAACGCAGACCAGGTTACATTCCGCAAGATTTACGGCCACCGATCATTTCGATTGCTTCCGTTGATCCGTCGCCAACAATGTTTTGGGCTATCCAATGGTGGCTGTACCAACCTGAAACGAACCTTAGGTATTTGGTTGACGTTGAGCGTTGCAAACTGACGGCCGAAGAACTGTTGGGTTACGACACTTCTACCCGCACCTATTCAGGGATCATGGAAGAATGGCAGAACAGGTCTTTTGACATGGGGTATCCGATCTCTCATTGGATAGTTGAAGTGAACGCTGCGCAACGTTTCCTGTTAGCACACGACTTTGTGCGCAAATGGCAGTCGTTACAAGGAGTCAACGTTGTGCCGCACACCACGAGCCGTAACAAACTGGATGAAAACTTGGGTGTTGAAGCTTTGCTGCCCCCGTTGTGGCGTACCGGTCAGGTCAGGTTGCCGTCTATGCGGGAGAACTGGAAAACGTTGGCTTTCGTTGAGGAGATGTGCAGTTGGACTCGAAACAAAAAGAATGGTACCGATCTTGTGATGGCGCATTGGTTCGCAGAGTTACATGTTCCACAGTTACGCCCGTCTGTAGCCCCGCCGCGCATGTGGCGGCCTTCATGGTTTGTGGCGTGATACTATAACAGCACTTATGTTAAGGAGAAGTCATGGCCGCTAAAAAGAAACCAACAAAAAAAGTTCAAGAACCATCACCTATCGGTGATTATCTAGATAAGCGAGAAGTGCGAAAATATGGTCCAAATATAGTTGGCGGCGAAGCAAACTATATGCCTGGCGATATGTCTAAAGCAAATCGAGTTTACAAAGAAAGCGGAATTGCTGTTAGATCAACCTTAGAACAATTAAAATCATTCATGGGTGGCGGACTCCGCAAACACGGCAGATAAGGATACGCTTTGCGTACAGTTGAAGAAATAGTCGAACTCTACAATCAGAGGCGCACAGCAGCAGGCCCTGTCCACAACCAGATGCGGCGCGTACGCGAACTAGCAAACGGTGACGTGATCGTACCATTAAACGAACTGGACCGTAACGCCAAAGCATCTGTAGCAAACCTGCTCGTACAAGGCTTAGATCAAATGTCTATGCGCGTATCTTCAACGATGCCAACCCCATACTTTCCACCAATCAAAGAAGGCTCAGAACGAGCGAAATCTTCGGCACGTCAACGACGCAAAGCGATGCTATCTATTTGGGATGAAAACAAGATGCAAATGAAAATGCGTCGACGCGCCCGACACCTACTTGGCTACTCGCAATCGGCTGTAGTTCTCAAACCAAACTTCCGCACACTCACACCAACATGGACTGTACGCAACCCGTTAGACACATTCGCAGCACCAGTAGACGACCCAGACAACATGCTGCCAGACGACTGCATCTTCACCTTTCGTGCATCAGCATCATATCTAATGAAAATGTACGGCAACGAAATCACCGAACAACTACGAATGGGCAAAGTGAACTCGGACAGCCGATACACAATGCTCGAATACGTTGACGCAGACTCACTACAACTAATCGTGTTAGGTGCCGAAGACAACCCAGGGTTAAACATTGCTGAACGGGCAGGCATGGATGCCCTCGGTTTAGAATTCGTACCGAACCGCACCGGTATGCCACTAGCAGTCGTAGCAAACAGAATCACACTCGACAAACCCCGTGGACAGTTTGATGGCGTTATGGGAATGTATTACACTCGCGCTCGCCTACAAGCGTTAACAGAGATCGCTATCGAGCGCGGCATTTTCCCTGAAGAATACCTTGTTGCCCGTGTCGGTGAGAACCCTGAAATATTGCAGTTAGCTGACGGCAAAAACGGTGTACTCGGTGTCGTCAAAGGTGGCGACATTCAACAGTTGCAACTGAACCCAGGCTACAAAACTGATACAGCGTTAGACAGACTTGAACGACAGGAACGACTTGAGGGTGCTATCCCAGCAGAGTTCGGCGGCGAATCAGGATCAAACATTCGCACAGGTCGACGCGGAGACTCCGTACTATCAGCAACAGTTGACTACCGTGTACAAGAAGCACAATCAACATTCGAAGCATCACTATTCGAAGAAGACAAAATCGCTATCGCAATCGAAAAAGCATATTGGGGTGACACAACCAAAACGTTCTTCATCCCGTCACGATCCTCAGTCGGACAAGAAAACTACACACCAAACAAAATTTGGGAAACAGACTTCCACTATGTTGCATACTCGGCAGCAGGATCAGACGTAAACAGTCTCATCATCGGCTTAGGACAACGACTTGGTACAGGGCTAATGTCAAAAGAGTCGGCACGAGAAGCCGACCCTCTAATCACAGACCCAGAACTAGAACATGACCGCATCATCGGCGAAGGTGTCGAATCTGCGTTACTGTCATCCATTCAACAGCAGGCAGTAAACCCGCAAGGCCCATACCAGCCAGACGACCTCGCCTACCTTACATCGCTCGTTTTAGAAAAAGACGTAACACTTTACGAAGCAGTTAAACGAACAGATCAACGCGCACGAGACAGACAAGCCGCAGCGATGCCACAAGGCGCACCAGAAACAATGCCAGGACTAGCGATGCCAGGCATGGGCGCAGAAGCACCAGTACAAGGACCACAGGGCGCACCACCGTTAGAAGCACTATTAGCACAACTAGGGGCATAAATGGCTGAACAACTCCCAATCTCTACGGCATCAAACCAACAGTACGGTCAACGTTTAGCGCAACAACGCGCACAAGAAGCCGTACCAATGGGAACCCCACCAACATCTGTGCCGTCACCTGTCCGACAACGGCCACGAACAGCACCAGGATCACTAACACCGTTAACAGCACCAACAGGCAGACCTAACGAACCGATCACAGCGGGCGCAAACTTTGGTCCAGGCCCAACAGCGATGGGTGCAGGTATCCCAATGATGCCATCACAAGGAGCTATGGCTGTAGATGAGTTGCGTCAAATAGCACAAATTTTTCCGACAGATGATCTGCTCGATTTGTTGGACACCTACGGAAATGAACTGTAATGGCATGGGAATCCAATCTTGATCCGGCTACTAAGAAAACTGTTTTAGAAAAAAAAGTCGCTACCGCACAACCTACGTTTGATCCGAACGTTTCAGCGAATCTTTCGAACGTTAAACAACGCGCTGCGTGGATACCTATTGAAACACAGTTGGCTTTAGCGAAAGCTAACGCATCCAACCAGGCGATTGATGCTGTCGGCAAAATGGCGGCACAAAAAACTATTGACACACAAGCCGAACCTGAGAAACCAGACCAATCAAGTTTTTTGTATAAGAACCTTAAAACGGTTTCACGTTGGTTGACAGCCGGACTTGATTTTGTTCCTGAAACAACGCAGGGTGCGGTAGCACAAATTTTTGACAAGAACACAGACATTGACGGCTGGTTCATTTCAACAAAGTTAGGTTCGCTAATCAAAGCAACACAAGGCGACTATGACCCTGTTACCGGTGAAAAGATTACGGCGGGTTCAGGGTTTTTTGTTAGTGACGAACTGTTGGAACGGCAAGGTGAACGCGCTCGACGTTACCGTGGCACGATCAACGGGTCTGCGTTCACTATCGGGCGAGCAGCAGCGAACACGGTTTTCAAACCTAAAACTTTGCCGTACAACTTTTTTTCAGGTTTAGTTGATGCTTTGGTTTTGGTTAAAACCGATCCAACAGGGCCGCTTACGAAAGCAATTAAAGAGTTCAAAGATGTTACGACACTTATCCCACGGCTCACCAGAGTGCAGACAGACGAGTTGCGTAAAGCTCTTGAAGCCGACGCAGGTTTTATTCCAGGTTTGTCTGATGTCGGTTTGAACGAAACAAAGTATGCGCATTTTATGGACACAAACTTTCGGGCAAGAACACTTGTTGGTCGGGTGCGTAACGAAAAAGATCCGGTCAAAATCATGGACATGTTTGACCAGAGTGCGAACGTCACTAACGAAATGGTTGCGTTATTGGCGAAAGCAGAAACCGACGATCAGGTTAAAGCTGTTCTTGCTTTAGGTTTTCAGTTAGAAAAAGGTGCGTTAAGCGATCAAGTTCGATTGTTGCAAAAATCTGGGCGACTCGGCACCTCACTCAAAAACATGGGTGGGAACCTTGTTGAACGTACACCGTTGGCGAACAGCAAATTTGTTAAAAACACTAGCCGTGTCGTAACAAAGTATTTAACCGAAAAACCCGAAGAAGGATTAATTGTTGGCGGCGACAGGTTCCAGAACTCTAAAGCGGCCAAAAACATTATCAACTATTTGCGTACCGTTGGTGCGGATAAAGAAACTGTTTCCCGTATCGGTGCGCAAGCGATAGAAAGTTTTTCTGAGACAGGCACACGACCTCAACAAAATGCGGTTCTAGAAACTTTCAACACAGCGATTGATGAAGTGTTGAAACTCAACGGTGTTGCGCAAGAAGTCCGTGACGGCATTTTTCGTCAAGTTCGTGAAGGCATGGATGAAGTCAGGTTGTATATGTTGAATCGCGCCGGTGTAACCAGCGATAACGGTATGGCTCAATGGTTGGCTAACAGCAACCGAGACTTTTTGCCTTTTGAAGAAATAGAAACTTTGATTAAAACTTTTGGTGAGGGCGGCGATTATCGTGTTGTTTCGCCTTTGCAGATATCGGAAATGTTGCAGCGGGTACAGGTGTTGCCTGATGTTCGACAGTTACGCAGGTTGGCATCTAACCGGTTCTTTGGTTTTAGTGAAAAAGCCGGCACCATTGGTGGCAAAAGTGTTCTTCGCCGTGACATAACAAAAATTGTTGATGAAGATTTGTACGACAAACTTGGCGACGATATTAGTTACTTAAACAAAATGGCTGCGGAAGGCGAAGGGGCTTCAGATGATATAGCTGCGGCTTTAGATGCGTTGAAAGCAGAACGCGAAGGATTGAAACAGAAAGTGTCAATGCGGGTACGCACCGGAGAGGAACGAGCCGGCTTGAAAGCTGTTGACGTTTTGCAAAATTCGATTTGGAAACCGTTGACTTTGATGACCGGCGGGTATGTTGTCCGTAACTCGCTTGATGCCCAGGTTCGTATGGCGTTCTCAAGTTTGCCTTCGGTGTTCACTCATCCGTTTGAATACATTTCGCTTGTTTTGGGTCAATCTAAGCGCACGTCTTTGAAGGGTGAGTTGTTGACTGGTTTGAAACTTGAAGAATATGTTGACGATGTTCGAGAAGCGATGACTTTCGGTTTACGTCAAGCAGGTGTGGGTTCGGATCAAGTTTTTGACAACATGGCTAAAACAAATAATTGGAGTACGGCACGTCGTTCGGACCCTGACGGAAAAAAATTGCACACGGATGCTGTAGCACAAAACGGTTATTTAGTTCACGCTGATCCTCTGCGAAAAATTGCGGCAGAAACGTTTGTTGAGTTTGGTGGGGTTACAAGCGAAGCCCGTTTGGTTGCTAAAGAACGAATTGTGGCCGCTATTAAAGCAGAGAAAAAAACATACAAAACAATCAAACAAGCTTATGCTTCAGGTCTTGAAATATCAGACAATACGGGTAAGACAATTCGATTAAAGCCAATTTTGTTTGACGAACTTCCTTCAAGCGAAGTAGACCAACTGTTGTTTCAACACGCTGAACGGATAGTTGTGAACAATGTCCAAGAATTGACCGGCAACATACCCGACATTGAGTTCGCGTACGCCTTTAACCGCATCATGTTACGTGACGCTGAAGGCAACTCTGTGCCTATATTGAGGCAAACAATGTCTGATATCATTCCTTTTGAAGTAACACCAATCCGTGTTGGTTCAACTGTTGTCACAAGTTCGGACCCAAATAACCCAACTTTTGGTGTCGTAACAAAACTTGTAAATCAAAAAACTGGCGAACGGTTTATCGAAAGCAAAATTCTTAATCCTGATGATTTCGTTGCAGAAATACAACCGATTGTTACAGAAAAAGCAGGTAAAGAAGCATCAACGTTCGCTACCGCTTTTGGTCCTAACGGTGTAGGTACACCACAGTTCCGTAAGGTTGCGGAAAATACACAACTTTGGGATGGGCAAAAAGGTTTACCAGAAGCGCTTAAACGTGAAAATTTGGCGACGGAACGCAACACAAGCACATGGCGAAAATCAATGGATCGTGGAACAAACTGGTTCTTCGGCCAACTGTACGGTTCGATTACCCGCACACTTGAACGTTCACCGGTGTTCAGAAAATACTATTACGAAGAAGTCGGCAAATATGTTGACGAACTTTCACCAGCAGGCGCACAAGAGGCTTTGAACGCCATTAAAGAAGCAGCAGAAGAAGCCGGTGAAACCATTGAAAAATATGTTGGCAGCCCAAAACTTTTGAAAGATTTGAACCGAGCATCAACAGGTAACGGCACAGCAACTTTGCAAGAACTAGACGACTACGCAAAACACGTCGGGCTAGAAAAAACTAAAGGCTTGCTTTACGACGCAAGCAACAAAACAAACCTTGAAGACATCATGCGTATCGTCGCCCCGTTTGCTCCAGCGTGGAAAGAAATCATTGGCACATACAGTCACATCTTCCGAGAAGACCCTGTTTCGCTGTATCGGAACACAACCCGCATATATAACGCCGCATCAAACGCCGACCCTGACAACGATGGTCGAGGGTTCTTCTACAACGATCCGGTGACGAACGCTATGACTTTCATGTTCCCTGCTTCGGGTGCTTTAGCGAAAGCGATCACAGGGTTGGATGCTCCGTTGAAAGCACCGTTGCAAAGATTGTCGCAAGGTTTACAGGTGTTCCCTGCGCTTGGCCCGTTCGCACAGTTAGCGGCATCAAAGTTGATTCCTGATACACCGAAGACGGACAAGATTGTTGAAGTGCTTTTGCCGTATGGTCGCAAAGGCGGTACAGAAACAGCGACAGCGTTTCTTCCAGGGTATGCACGAAAACTTAAAGAGGCACTATTTCGCGACGAAGGCAAAATGGATACCGTGTACGCCAACACCTATGTCGAAACTTTGAGGGCGTTATCAGCCACCGGCAAATACGATATGGGTAATCCTGACGAAATCAAAAAGTTGCAATCAGACGCTAAAGGCAAAGCACAATGGTTGACAGCGTTTCGTGCTTTGTCACAGTTCATCGGGCCGACAGCCGGTGCGACAGAGTTCAAAATCACCACCAAAGACGGTGACATTTTTGTTAGCGAACTAATCAAACAGTTCTATGCTTTGCAAACAAAAGATTATGATTCTGCGGTTCAAACCTTTTTGGATCAGTTCGGTGACGATGCCGGTTTGTACATTTCGTCAAAATCTAAGTCAACGGTTCAAGGCTTGGAAGCCACAGAACAGTTCGGTGATTGGGAACGATCCAACGGGGATTTGATTAAAGACTTCCCAGACATCGCCTCATATCTTGCGCCAGGTGGCGACGATTTCTCGTTCGCTGTGTGGGATCGGCAAATCCGTAGCGGTAGCCGTGAACGGTTAACTGACAAAGAAATCATTGATTTGGCTCAGGAACGTATCGGTTCGGCGAAGTATCGTTGGGCCAGGAAACAGATCGGCCAGTTCCCAACCGATGACAGTCGTGCTTTGTTGAAGCGGTATCGTGCTGCGTTACACGCTGAACTGCCAGGTTTCCCGTTGGTAGCCGAGTTCAAGGTAGGCGAATACGACAACCAGGTTGAAGACATGAAGGCTTTGGTGACTGATTCACGTGTCGCTAACAGTCCGATAGCTCAAACAATTAACACCTATTTGACGTTCCGCACCGCGGCACAAAACATTGCTTTGCAACAATTCGGATCAAATAACATTAAGCAATCAAAGCAAACTCAATACCTTCGAGACAAGTTGGCTAGTATGGGCGAAATGCTTATTTTAGAGAACCCTGAGTTTGGCCGTGTGTGGCAACGATTTCTTTCGTATGAGGTTGAGGACTGATGGCTGCAGACGATAAAGATACACAGACCGCTACTGGCGACAAAAAAGTTACGGAGATGACCCAGGAAGAATTGGTGGCTTTTTTTGGTTCTGCTGGTCAGCAGGGTGGTACAAACTATTTGTCGGGTTACGGATACCCGTCGCGCATAGTTAAAGGCACAAAGCAAGGTATCGCTGTTGATCCGAAAGATTTTGAAACTACTAGTGGTGGTGGCGGAACAAGACAAACATATCGAGGCCCGTTGTTGGTTGACGAGAACGGTATCGTTACCCGCCCACAATACGACCTATCCCCGTTAACTGATGCGAACACGATTTTGTTGGAACTTATCAAAGACCCAACCCAATACAAGTATTACACAAACCTGCTGCAAACACGCGGCTACTACGGCAACTCAAAACCGAGTACGAACAGGGTTGATTCGGCTGCCCGTAGCGCGATGGCAGAGTTCTTAAACAATGTTGCGAACGCTAACGGTGTCACATACAAGACTGCTTTCCAAATTCTTGAAGGCACCCCACAGGTTCAAAGTGCCGGTAAAAAAGCCCCGTCTGTTCGGGTTACTTCACCGGATGATCTTAAAGTTGTGTTCCGTAAAGCGTCAACAGATTTGTTGGGCTACGAAATTGATGATGCGACGGCACAAAAGTTTGCTAAAACATATCAGCAGATGGAGATTGCTGAGGCACAGAAGCAGGCTGCTGGTGGTGTGTTTACTTCGGCGGCTTCGTCTTCGACTGTTGCCGAGCAGCAGATTCTTAAACAGTTTCAACCTGAGGCACAAAGTTTTGCTGCCGCTAATTATGCGCAAATTATGGATGCCCGTATCAAAGAATTGGGGGCGTAATGGATGAACTAAGTAAAGCCAAAAAAGCGTTTGATGATGCGCAAGCACTCGTTGACAAACTTAAAGTAGATTTAGGTAACGCTATACCTGGTACTGCTGCTTACATTTCGATACAAAAAAAATACGAGGCTGCTAAAGATGACCGTGATGTTAAACAGAAAATCTATGACCCTTTGCAGAAAGCTGCCGATAAAGCCGCGCAAACACAAAGCGATACAGCTTCAGATACGGCAAGGAACAAAGCGTTGTTGGAACAAAAAGCCAATGCCGAAATACCTACTTTAGAGCGTCTATACAAGTCGGCAGAAAAAACCTATAAAGCCGACCCGAACGATCCGAACAAAGGAACCGCTTATCTAAATGCGATGGCGGCGTTAAATTCTGGGTACACAGAATTTGAGAAACAGGGCATATCTTTTAATCGTTTAGTAATTAAACAGAGTGACGGGAATGTGGTGCCTGCGGGTACTCCTGCCGCAGCGGTTGAAACTGCGCCTGTTGTAACTTCTGGTGTTAGTTCTACTGGCGGCGATCAACCAGTTCGTGCGGGTGTTGGCCGTAGTGTTGTTGCGCCGACAGAAGTAGTTGCGGAAGAACCACCACCTGCGGGCGGTGGCAAAGATAAGCCAAAAGTTGTCATCAAAAAAGAACAAGTTGATGCGAAACTTGTTGAACTTAAATTGCCGGATACACCTGAGAACCGTAAAACTGCTCGACAAGCATTAAAGAATGTAGTTTCTGATGAGAAACCTGGTGACAAGCCTGTTGTAACGGATACTGCTTGGGAAACACTTTTCAAAAAGAACTATCCAACATACGCTTGGATGTTTACCGATTTGGACCGAACTAAATATGCTGATGTGTTTGAGTTATTCAAATTGGCACAAGACAAGAATATGCCCACAGAAGAATTTGATCGACGTTTTAGGGGTACTTCGTTTGATCGTGAACTTGAATCAAGTAAGAAGGGCCGTGAGTTGTCGGCTTCTATCGGTAACTTCACTTGGGGTTCTGGTCAGTTGGCAAAGTTTTTGACGAAATCTATTCAGTTTGGTTACACCGGCGAGAACCTTAAACAGCAGGCTTACGCTGAACTGTTTAGCAAAGTCGGTGGCAAATATGTTAACGATCTAGCAGTCAACGAGGTTCGTGCTTCGACACCGTATTTGGCTTTGAAAGATATCGGTAAACAATACTTTTGGGATATTGCCGATTCGCAAGTTGAGCAGGTTTTGGCTGGTACGCCGAACGCTGATGGTGTGGCTGTTTCTCGTGATGATTTGATTCGTAAAGCTCGTCTTGCTGCGAAAGCAACGTATGGGCATTTGTCGGAACAGATTGATGCCGGTTTGACGTTAGAGGATTTGTCTGCTTCGTATAAGGAGAAAGCTGCAAAACTTTTGGAGTTGGACCCGAACACGATCAATTTTGCTACAGATTTTAGTGATGCTTTGAATTATCGTAAGGATGGGCAGCCGCGTGTGTTGTCGATGTCTGAGTGGGAGACTGAGTTGCGTACTAACGATAAGTATAAGTATTCGTTTACTAAGCAAGCTAATCAGGATGCTACGAGTATTGGGTTGGCTATTGCTCGTGCGTTTGGAAAGGTTCAATAATGTCTGACATGAGTTTTAGTGGCGATCTGCTTGATCTTGGTATTAAACCGCTTACACCAGAACAGTTAGATGCGGTTAATACTGGTGGCACAACAACAACAACAACTGTTGATCCTGCTACTCAGGGTCGTGGACAGTTTACTGCCGAGCAGTCTGCTGCTATTGACGCTGCCGCTTATCAGGCAGCAGGTTTTTCTGGTGATGCTGCTACAGCAGATTATATTCGTCAACTTCAATCGGGTGCGTTGGGTGGTGGTGCGGATACTCAGGCTGCGTTGGAGAGACTTATCGCTGAAGGTAAAGCCCGCAACGTTGCTACTTTCGGTGTGGAAACTGGCGACGACGGCAAAGGCGGCGGTGGCGGCGGTGGCGGCGGTGGCGGTTTTGAACCACGCGCAGATGCCCGGAATACCATTCGAGCAGTATTAGCAACCTATTTTAAGGAAAAAGACGCAAAAAAATTAAGCGATTTTTTGTACGGCGTTTATGCCCGTGGCGAAGTAGATATCAATAACCCTGACGCACTCATTTTTTCTTTGCGTGAACAAGACGCATACAAGGAACGGTTTGCTGCTAACGCTGCACGAGCCAAAAAAGGTTTAGCCGAACTAGACCCAGCATCCTATTTGGCTTTAGAAAACGATTACCGTCGACTACTACAATCAAACGGTTTACCGTCAGGTTTCTACGATCAGACAGAAGATTTTACTGCGCTGCTTGAAGGCGACGTGTCACCACAAGAACTACAGACACGTGTGCAACAAGGCTTCCGAGCTGTACAGGATGCTGACCCTGAGGTTAAACGGCAAATGCAAGAACTGTACGGTGTGAACGAAGCAGGTTTGGCCGCATATTTCCTTGACCCTGAGAAGGCTGCACCTATTTTGACTCGTCAGGCTGAGGCTGCGAAGATTGCGGCACGAGCCAAAGAACAGGGCCGTATCCAACTGTTGTCTGGTACTGCTGAGGAGATCGCAGCTCGTGGTATCACAGCACAGGAAGCCGAAGCAGGGTTCACGGCGATGGGTTTGCAAGAAGGTTTGTACACCGAAATGTTTGGTGAGCAGGCTTTGACTCAGCAACAAAAGGTTGGGGCCGCACTTGGCTACGATGTCGCAGGGCAACAAGGGATAAAGAAACGTCAAGCAACCCGCAAAGCCGAGTTCGGTGGCGGCGGATCGTTCGCTAAAACAACTGGCCAAACATCCGGTACCGTTCAAACTGGTTTGGGTGTAGCCGAATAATCTAAACACTTGACAACCACCGAGAGTGGTGATACAGTCACGAGTATCTTCTTTTGAAGATAACCGTCGGACCCCCCGAGTTCGGTGTGTACAACAGGGTGAGATTGCAGCCATTTGGACTCCTCTAGTCCAAGTGTGGGCAGAAAGAGTGGGTCATGTCAGATACGAACTACGAGTTTGAGGAAGACGCAAAGGACCAGGTAGAACGGAATCCAGTACGTCAACAGCTTCGAAATCTTGAAGCCAAGAACAAAGAACTGGAAGCCAAACTGTTAGAAGCTACAGACGCGCAACGCAAGTTGGCATTTGTGGAAGCGGGCGTTGATCTTAACGCACCGGTTTCACGCTACTTCGTTAAAGCGTATGACGGCGAAATGACAGCAGACGCAATCCGCCAAGCCGCACAGGAAGCAAATCTCATCGCAGGTACGCAACCGAAAACCGAAATTCAAGCCGAACAAAAAGCTTGGGATCGGGTTTCGAAAGCAAAAAGTTTCGGTGAATCTGTTGAACCTGAAGTGGATTGGAACGCCAAAATCCTTAACGCCAAATCTCAAGACGAAGTTATGCAACTGCTGGCCCAGGTTAATCAACAACAAAACATCTAGCCTCAAAGCAAGTCTTTGGGGAGAAAGACCTCAAAGGTCATGGCATATACACAACAAAGTTCATTATCAGTCGATCAGGCGGCGTTTGACCAGATTGCGTATTTCGCACTCCGTTCAGAAATGCTTTTTGACGCAGCAGCAGACGTACAGCCTGTCGCTCAGTCAATGCCTGGAACATCAGTCGCGTTCACGATTTTCTCGGAACTCGCAGATGCGACAGCAACACTCAGCGAAACAACTGATGTCACCGCGGTAGCGATGGCAGACAGTCAAGTAACTGTCACCCTTGCCGAGTACGGCAACACGATCAACACAACAGCGAAACTGCGTGGAACTTCGTTCCTTGACGTTGATGCTGTTGCAGCAAACCTCATCGGTTACAACGCAGGATCGTCAATCGATACTATTGTTGCTAACATTTTGAAGGAAGCAACGAACGTGATTTACGGTGGTGGCGGTGCAACAACCCCAACAACGAACGCAACAGTTCAAGCAGAGGACATCATTGAAGCCAATGACGTTCGCAAGGCAACAGCACAGTTGCGTGGTTCGAAGGCTCAGACGTTCAACGGAATGTACATGGGTTTCATTCACCCAGACGTTTCGTACGATCTTCGCCGCGAAACCGGCGCACAATCGTGGCGTGACCCGCATAACTATGTGGACACAGCGAACATCTACAATGGCGAAATCGGTGCGTTTGAGGCCGTTCGTTTCATTGAGACTCCTCGCGCCCCATTGGATTTGACTGGTGGTTCAGCTTCAACAGTTGATCTCTATTCAACTCTTATCATGGGTCGTCAGTCATTGGCGAAGGCTCACTCGATCACAGACGGCAACGGAGCATATCCGAAGGTTGTTCGTGGTCCAGTAATTGATTCGTTGATGCGTTTCAATCCGGTTGGTTGGTACTGGTTGGGTGGCTACGGAATTTTCCGTCAGGCAGCTATCCGTGTTCTCAACACATCGTCTTCGCTTGGTGGCGCATAAACCCCACTAGTTGAAGTAAGTTAATAAATGTAGAGCCAGGCAGTTCCCCTTCTGCCTGGCTCTACTTTTGTATGGTGTATAGTGTCCGTGTGAGAGGTTTTTATGTCTATTTCTAATTACGCTGAAAACAAAATTTTGGAACACACCACAGGTAAAACTGCTTGGACTATGCCAGCTACGGTGTATGTGAAGTTGCATACTGGTGATCCTGGTGAGGCTGCGACATCTAATGCGGCTACTGAGGCAACTCGTAAGTCTGCTGCTTGGGCGGCTGCGTCTTCTGGTTCTATCGCAACTAACGCGACTCTTGAATGGACTAACGTTGCGGCAACAGAAACGATCACTCATTGGTCTTTGTGGGATGCTTCAACTTCAGGTAATGCTTTGTGGACTGGTGCTTTGTCGTCGTCTGCGGCTGTTACTGCTGGCGATACTTTTCAAATCACTTCGCTTACGCTGTCTCTCGATTAGTCGTAGGGGGTAAACCCTATGGCACAAACAGCAGTTACGGGTTTCGCAGAACCGTTTTCTGATACACGCCCGTTTTATCGTGGCACATATTTTCGTGTTGTTGGTCGTACTGCTACGGGTTTTGGTGGTGGTACTTCTGGGGTTGCTTCTGGTTCTGCTCAGATACGGTTGGGGCAGTTAACCGATTTCAGTTTTCCGTTT